GTTTATCTATTACTGTACCTTTTTCTAAGTAAGAAGAGTTAGATAAAATATCTTCTTCCTTAGCCGTCATGTACTTCATTTCAATTTTACCACTTGATAGTGGGTTATCTTTAGGATATATTAAACCCTTAGAAGGTAATGTAATTTCTTCAGTTGGAATTTTAAATTCTGCCATAATCTTAATTTATAAAACTTTATTATAAATACCAATGTAAAAAAGGAGCTTGACATAGCCAAACTCCCTTCAGGTTGTGGTGTGGAAAAATTCTTAGAAATTTAACACTGCATAATCAATTGATAGTGTTAATTCAATATTTTGTGCTTCATTTTCAGTATCCCAATTAAAATCACCAAAATTGGCATTTGTTATAAAGGCACCTTTTAGTATCCATTCAGAAACAATATCTCCTACTGGACCTAAAACATCTATTGTTAAATCTTTTTTATAAAAATCGGAATAACCATCTCTACCAGTTACTGATTCATGGTGTAATCTTACCCATTCCATTACTGCTTGTGCACCTGATGGTGTAATTGGATCAAATAATGTCATTGAAATGTCTGACCATCTTGATTTACCCTTAACTTTTCTTTCAACGTTAATGTGGTTTAAAGTAACTACTCCTTGTTCTAGTGTTACAGCACCCACTCCTTTAATTTGGTAAGATGGAATCCCGTCTACATATAGGATAAACCTATTCTTTTGTTTGGGTTCAAACGCTGTAAAAAATATTTCATTGGGATCTAATACTGCCATGTTTTATTGTTTATTTCTTATTATAAATATTTAATTCTTTAGTTTTTTAATATCCTGCTCCGCCTCCTGCACCATCAAAAGTAGCTCCTGTTGGTTGAATGTTGAAATCTAAGTATATAAATTCAGCCGTTCTAGTTGGTTGGATGAATATTTGTCCTACTAATTGATTTCTATCTATAACATCTGGTGTGTTATTACTTTCATCCATTACTACTTTAAAGGCAAATAATCCTTGTCTTTGTTGTACACTTTCTAAGTATGGATTTACTGATGATAAGAAGTTATTTCTTGTAGTAATTGTATTTTGTTCAAATACTAAATTATCTGCTATTTGTGATATAAATGATTTTAGTGAAATTAATAATCTTCTAACATTTACTCTATCTAAAGCACTGGCTTTTTTCTGTAATGTTTTCTGACCAAATACTACTACTCCTGTGTTAGGGAATGTAGCTATTGGGTTTACATTTGCAGTGTATAAAGTATTTCTATTACCATTAGTTAATTTTCTTTCAGCTCTTAATACTGTTGATAATCCACCTCTGTTTAAACCTGCTGGTGCAAACCATGTTTCGGATGAAGCATCGTTAAATGCATATACACCTGGGATTAATGTTGAAGCTGGTACCCAAACTTTAGATCCTAAATCTGGATCAATTGTTTGTAACCATGGCCAATATGTTGCTCCATATGAAGAATCTATTGTTGCTGCTTTTTCAGTTACAGTTGCAAGGGTACTTACAAAACAATTTACAGTATCTACTACTGCTATATAATCTCCTCTAGTTTGTGCGTTATTAACCGCTGTTGTAAGTTCAGAAGTTGCATTAGCATTTTCTAAAATTAAACCAGGTAATGTTAATACATTATATTGATAATCATCTTTATTAGATAATAAACTTAAAGCTTTGGAATATGAACCATTTCCAGTTGCTGATAAAGCATCACTATCAAACCCTTGTGAATTTGTGTTATTAATACTATCATAAAAATTAGCTGGGCTATTAGCTGCCGTAAATGCTGTACCTGTAGCACCACTAAATGCTCCTGATTGTGCTACTGGGATAGAACCCGTAAATGCTGCTTTTGCAGTTCCATTATTATCAAAATAATTTAGTGTTTGTTTACTAACAGAATCTACATAAACATATCTACTTAAATTATTATAAGTACCTTCATTTTTAATATAAGTATCACTACCATCAGTTGTTACTGTTAATTTAGTATTACCAATAGCTTTTTCAATATAATTATTTGAATTAGGATCTAGTGATAAATCAGTCCAAGTTTCTAAAATTGCTTTATCATTTGATCTATCATTTCCTCTTCTAATTAATAAACTAAAAGTACCTGCGGAAGTATCAGGGTTTACAATTTCCCATCTTAAATTATCCTTAGTACCAGAACTTAAAGTATTATTTGTTCCTTCAGTACCAGCATTATTCATAATAACTCCCTCAGAAATTGTTTTTAAAGTAAATACATTTCCTGATGTTCCAGCTGATCCCGTAATCGTATCACTTTCTGCTGAAGTATAAGAACCTGATACTACTCTAGTTACTAATAATGAATCTCCACCTTGTTGAAAATAATTATATGCCGAAATTGAAGTTAAGTAAGTGTATTCTGCACTACCACTTTCTACAACACAACCATATACATTTTTATAATCTGAAAAAGATGTTACTAATGTTGGTATACCAACTGGTCCTTTTAGTGTAGGACCTACTATAGCTGCACCCGCTTGTACAGGTTGAGCTGATAAAAAGGATTGATCATTTTCCCTTGCTAATACTCCTGGTGATACTAATACTTCTGCCATGTTTTAATGAATTAATTTTGTTATAAATATTACAGAAGCTTTTAAAAATGCATCTAGGCTTTAACAAATTCGCCGCTTTCTAAATTAACTGTTCCTGCACCATATTTTTCTTCTAGTTGTTTAGCAGAATCAGTTTGTTTTTTTTCAAATGCTTCTATTAAGTTTTGTACTCTAGTTTTTTCTCTTTCAAAAAAGTAAAGTTGATAGTTAACTTGACCTAATTGAAATAATAAATCGTTTTGTTCTTGTTGTAATAAAGTTAAACTTTTAACTTCTTCTTCTGTTAAAACTTGTTTTTCCATGGTTATAAATATTGTAGTTTAAATTAAGATTAAATATGTTTAAAATTTTTTTATTATCCAAATCTTCCTTTTAAAGCATTATAATTTTGTAAAACTTCTTGTGATGATAAAGCTTTAGATTTATAAAATGCCATGGGTCCTAATTCTCCATTAAAATCACCAGCATAGGGAGCATTAGTAAGATAATACCAGTAGGTTCCAATAGCCCCATTAACAGCACTTGTAAGTCTATAAAATGTTGTTGAAATGGGAGTTGCATCCTCAATTCCATTTAAATATATTTTCATTTCAGACCCAGTAAAAACCATTACTACATTATACCAGACATTATTAGATAAAATAGTACTAGTATCTATATCTTTATAATAGGGAGAACCTGATTGGTATCTAATTCTAAATCTAACTATATTTGATACAATTCTTAAATTAAAAGTGCTTCCACCCCCTTGAGCTGCAACTATTATATATTGAGAAGTTGATGTATCATTTGTATTAAACCAGGCTGAAAAAGAAAATGGATCTGTTGAATTTGATGGTATTAACCAACTATTAGCATCATCGGTTCCTCCTAATTTAATAGCATCATCATTTCCATCAAAAGTAAAAACTCCATTTTTAATACTATAGTCTACAGTAGTATTATTTATAAAACTTCCCGTTAAAGAAGTACTTAATATATTAGATGTAAAATCACTACCACTAATATAAGATTTGGAATTAGCAGCATCAATATAAAAAAATAATCCATCTGTTACTATGCGTGGTCCTCTTTTTATCATATAAATCTATTTTTTAAAGCGTTATAATTTTGTTTAACTTCCCTGGGTGTTAAGATACGGTTATATATTTTAATAATAGAAGATTCCCCATTATATCTAGCACCATCTGAACTTAATAATTCTCCTATAAGTAAGGAGTTATCACCACTAGCTCCTATTTTAGATGTACTATCATTTGCTGATATATTACTTGATCCTAGTTCTCCATTTACGTATGCTGTTACAGTAGGAGTACCACCTGAACCATCATAACAAAGTATATAGTTTACCCAACTTCCTTGTGGGATTATAGTTTGAAGTTGGTATGTTCTAGAAATCCCAGGACTATCTGAATTTATTTTATTAAAATTAAACTTATCAAAATCAGCATAATTATAAAACACTATATGATTTGTTGAACTTGTTGTTCCTATACCTCCATAAGTACTATTACCAGAACTATTAGGTTTAATCCATAATTCCCAGGTAAATACGGGATTATCTCCTAGAACTACATTATTTATAGAATTATGATCCCCAAAATTAATATTATCATCTACACCATCAAATGCAAAACTTTTATTAGTTCCATAACTGCCTGATGTATCATTAGATATAGAGCCTATTATTATGGATTTTAAATCATCAACTTTATCTAAATCAGGACCAAACCATGATTTTCTATTAGCAGCATCAACATAAAATATTAATCCTTCATTTACTATATTTGGTCCTCCCCTTGCCCCCATTAGTTAAATCTATTTTTTAATGCATTATAATTTTGTAAAACTTCTTTTGCTGATAAAGCACGATTATAAATTTGAGCTAGATAAACATTACCATTAAGAGATAAATTTAATTGATGTCTAGTACCTATTAAAAATTTATAAGGACTTATAAAAGGATCAAATCCCGATATACTAGCAGTTTGTGGGTTTCTTCCATTTAAATATCCTATAATTTGATTATTAGTTCTATCTATAACAAATGTCGACATGTATATTTGATTTTTATTTATACTAAACTCCACATTTGCTCTTTGGCTAGGATCTTGATTGCCCAGTGTACCTTTTCCACTAACTCTATAATTTAAAATTCCGGTAGAGTTACTATACCATATTAACCAACCCTTTATAGAGGAACTTCCACATCCTTTACCCATAATTACAGCTGTAGTTGCATTATCACTATCAATTTTAAAAAAAATATTTGCTGTATAATTATTTGTTTGAGGATCAAAAGAAGAGGTAAATGAACTATCGGAGGCTTCTCCAAAATCTATATAATCATCTACTCCACTTAAACCAAATTCAAAATTACTTGGAGGAGAACTATTAAAAGCTACATCATTTATTAAACTACCAGTAAATTCACTTACCATACTATCTACAATAGTATTATCAGGTATATATGAATTAGTATTAGCTGCATCCACATAAAATATTAAACCATCTGTTACTACATTTGATCCTATTTTCATAATCCAAATCTGTCTTTTTGTGCATTAAAGTTTTGTAAAAAGTCTCCTGCTGAGAGAGCACGGTTATATATTTGTACTGGGCCTATATCTCCAGAAAAATGATTTTGTCCTATATTAAATGCTCCCATATATAAATAAGATCCAGCAGTTATACTACCATTTAAAGTTCCAGAATTTAAATCTATACCATTTAAATTAAATGTTACTGTTCCCGATTCTCTTTTACACGACCAATATTGCCATGTGTTTAGTGTTATAGCAGTTGTACAATCTAAATAAGATGCATTTATCCATACTCTAGGTTTGCCTGGGTTACTATTAGTTTGTCCCCAAGAAAAATTTGTTCCTCCCTGCCCCCATATCCATTCATATGCAGATGTACTAGTTCTATTAAACCAACTACAAATAGTAAAATCATGAGTAGAGAAAGCATAATTAGATGATGCTCCTAAATTAATATAATCATCTATACCATCAAAATTAAATACTCCACTACCAGTATTATAAATTACAGTAGTACCATCTAATGTGCCAGAATCATTTCCTGCAATATCTGTGACAGTAGTACCTGTACCTGGGTAACTAATTTTATAAGCTGGATCAACATAAAATACTAACCCATTTGTCTGAATATTATTTCCAGTTTGTGATATGACCCCGAATGAAGAACCCATTTTATGTTAAATCTCCTACTAAGTGGAATGTACTTCCTGCTATATATTTTAATGTAGCACCTGATCCTCTACCTGCTAAATTTAAATTATTATTTTTTACTATTAAATCAACATGAGATGCAGTTTCAAATAAGAAATTATTAGCTGATGAAGTTTGGAAAAATTCAAATTCGGAACCTACAGGTATTAAAGAACCTGTATCTATCGAGCATGTTAAATTACCTCCTACTATATGATATTTACCTGCAAAATCTAATGAAGATGTAATATTAAAATTAGTAGTGTGAGTAACCATTGGTCTTTGTGTTCTTAAAGTAGCAACACCTTCATCTCCTACTATTTTACCATCTGAAAATATTTCAAATTGTGGTAAACCTGATATATCACCTACTGAAAATAACGAACCTGATAAGCTATCTTCTAAAGAAAATATAGTACCCTCTGATCCTATTACTTCAAATATTGTTGAACCCGAATTTTCTATTGTGAATGATGAACCTGATACTGAAACTGAACCTGTTATCCCTACACCACCTGTAAATAATGCTTTACCCCCCTCTGACATATCTAGGGTAAGAGCTGTTATAGTAGAACCACCATCTTGTCCCTTAAATATTATATCATTATTATTTGTTTCTGATTTAATAATAAAATCTGAAGAGTCTCTTTTAAATCTACCAAATGCAGTTCCACCGTCTTTTAATATTATATCAGCACCATCTGCATCAAGAGTTAAATCAGTAGTAGAACTTAATTCTGTTCCTATAAATTTATTACTTGCACTTATAATAGATGCTGTTATAGGTGGTATAAAATTTGGTTTAGCAAAATCAAAATCATAAGCGGGCAGTAATGTAACAGGGTTACCTGAATATAAAACATGGGGTTGGGCTTTTAATTCTGTGTAATGAGCATTACTTGATTCACAATAAAATCTAGCATATGATTGAGCTCCCTGATTTTTAATACTTAACCCACCACCAAATAAATTTAAATCTAAAGCGGATATATTTCCACTTGCACTTATATTTGCTGATGCTGTAATATGACCTGTTATATTTTGATCTCCTATAAAA